CCCTCGCTGCTACGGCTCCAAGACCTATACTTTGGGTCAATTTCGATCCTGATGGCACTAGTTCACTAATGGATCAAGAAGACATTCTTATTGCTGATTTTAGCATGGAAAACCCTAACAAGGTGGTGACTTTTAAACATGAAAATGCTGGAGGAATTAAACTTATATTGGAAGAGCATCCAGAAATACAGACAGTGGTCTTTGACTCTATTACTTCTTTCAACGAAATGTCTCTCAAGTATGCTGTTACAGAAGTTAGAGGAGCCTCCCTTGAAGCACCTACCCTTCAAGGTTATGGACGAAGGAACAGCTACACAATACAAGGCATTATGTCTACGATTAAGGCAACTGGAGCAACTAATAAACACTGTATATTCATCGCACATGAAGATACACCACAGAAAGATGAAATGACAGGAGCAATGATAGTAAGCATTCTAGTAGGTGGTAAGATGCAATCAGAGATACCAATCAAACTCTCTGAAGTCTGGCACTTACAAGACACAGGGAAGGATAGAAAAATCACTGTACGTTCTTCCCCCCTTAGAAAACCTATGAAAAGTCGTATGTTCGATGTAAGTGGAAAGAGTGACTTCACTTGGACGTTCAATACCGAGTCATGGGTAGGCGAGGGTATAGCTACGTGGTACAATGCTTGGGTAGCTAATAACGGCAAGAAGATCGCACTACCCAAGTAGTACTACATATAGTATCTACAAGAGAGATTATGCGCAGGAACAAGAGGCTAGACTTGTGTGTAAGCGACAACTATAATACTGGCCCACCTTAACCACTAAATAACACACAGGAGAATCTAATGTCAGAAGAACTATCAAGCATTGTTGAGTTTTCTATGGACTTGAGTGACCAAAAGCCACCCGAACCGCTTCCTGCGGGAGAGTATCGGGGATCAATCCGTAAGACTGAAGTACGAGAAAGTCAGAAAGGTACGCGCTATTGTGCAGTGTCTTTTCACATAGGAGCCGATCAATTCCCGGTTGACTATACGGACGGTAACGACGATGGATTAACGATTGTATATCGTCGTGTAGGCTTAGAAGATAATCCTCAAGCTCGTTATGGGACGAAACGCTTCATCGAATCTATTGGTGCGCCCTTGAGCAAGAAGATCGATGTTAACGAATGGATCGGCATGGAAGCCGCACTTGATGTTACTCACGATACGTATGAGGGTGTTACTCGTGCAGTTGTAGATCGGGTTCGCGCAGCTTAGGCTGGAATCGGTCGCCAGTTTAGACTGGGGTACGCGAAGTGATGGGTGTTAATCCTTTTCCAGAGGGGGGATTGACACCCTGATCTGCACACATTACTATCCCGCTGTTGTTTAACACTTAGAAAGGGAACCAAATATGGCTGAAGTTACACAAGCAAAGAAGAAAGCTACTCGTACAATTAAACCTGTTTATGCTATTTTGTCTGTTGTAGACAATGAAGGCAAGACGATTTCTGTTGGCAAAGAAAATGTCATCATTCATTCTGTCGAAAAGTCTGCTGATGCAGTACTTGATAAACTAGATGCAGGTTCCTTGCCAGCGGGTACTTTCTACAAACGTATTGCCCTAGCTTAATGTCCTGAAAGATTAGCCCTAACACTCTTCCAGTGTTAGGGCTTCTTCTTGTCTAAAATAAAGCTTGACACACAAGCAAGTGTGTGATAGTGTGTGCCTATGACTAAAGAGAAACACGAAATAAATCTACTAACTAGTTACTGCATTCATTGTGGTACACAAATAGTAGGTGTTGTACATAAGCTACCCGAATGTCACAGACATGAAAATGTAATAGCAATTTCACATATCAGAGCAATGGCAATATTAAATGATCAATTACGAACCACCATTATTAATTACAATCCCACTCCCAAGTAAAATGCCACAAGGTCGCGGTGTCAATTCCACAGGCAAACGTGGAGGCAACTTACGCATTCGTTGTACTAACAAAGAGTACGATGCAATACAGTTAGAAGCCAGCCTCCTTAACCTTTCATTAGCTATGTATTGTAGAGCTAGTATGGTCAGTCTATCCAAAGCATTAGCTAATCATAGGATAGCACTAGCTACAGACATACAAGCGGGAGAAGATAGTGGAATACCCAATCGCAAGTTCAGAACTACAACAAGACCTGACGGAGACAATAAGAAAAGAAGTAGAAGTAAAAGAAGTAGAATTAGACGCAACACAACAAAGAGCAATAACAGAGTGTTGTGATCTTAAGCGCCGCATCGTTGCTGTTACTGGCATGGCTGGTACTGGCAAGACTACAATCCTTAAGCAAGTGTTTCATGCTCTCTATGATAGTGGCTGTCATGTAGTACTATGTGCTCCCACTGGGAAAGCTGCGAAGAGGATCAAAGAAGTTACCGGCATTGATGCACAAACAATACATCGACTTCTCGAATACCCACACCCCGGCGAAATGGATCAGAACACAGGCAAGCCCTTAGTATCTACTGATCCCAAACGTGACAGACAAAATCCTTTAGATCAAATGGTCATACTTGTTGACGAGTACACAATGGTTACTGTTGAAGTACATCGCAACTTGTTGGATGCACTACGTAATGGTGCAGTCATACGTATGTTTGGTGATGCTAATCAGTTACAGCCCATTGAAAGTAATAAGAGACTGCAAGCTTTGCCATCTTCATTTGTTAATACGCTTGATAGATTCGATGGCATTAGATTATCTACTATCCATAGACAAGAAGAAGGCAGTAGTATTATTACTAACTGCGCTAGAATTATATCAGGACAGATGCCATTACGTACTGCAAATTGGGAGATGAAGTTTACTGATGAACCAGTACAGGCAGTACTAGACTTTGTGCAAGATAACTTAGTTGATGAGGTTGATTATGGAAGTACAACAAATCAAATCATTACTCCTACAAAAGTTGGTTGGGTGGGAACAGAAGCTCTTAACGCAGCTATACAACAACTACTACAACCGAGTACGAAACCTTACGTCGTGGCAGAACGACAGAAGTGGTCTAAAGTCGAAGAACAAAGATTCTACTTAGGAGATAAAGTAATCTTTACTGTCAACAATTATCCATTGGATGTCTTCAATGGAGAGACCGGCATCATCATGGGCTTTCAAGACAATGGTAGTATCGTAGTAGACTTTGGAGATAAGGATGTCACTATCCCTGTATCATTAGAGATGATGGGCAGACATGGTGAGTACTTTGTTAACCCACAGAAAGACTTGGACTTAGCTTATGTTATCACTACCCATAAGTCACAAGGTAGTGAGTACAACAGGGTATGTTATGTAATGAATAGGTCACGGTCTTACTTACTCAATCGTAAGAACTTCCTTACTGCATGTTCTCGTGCAAGGGATAAAGTATCTATAATCACAGATCAGTTCAGTATCAATGCCAGCTTATATAAGAAGGGAGATAAGTAATGATTGATGACATGTTAAAAGAAAGAGAACAAACACATGGCAAAGCAGAAGATACATTCTTTCTTGGTGCAAAACTAACAGAGGCAATATCTACTCATATTAATTTACGAAGACACAATAGTAGTTATAACTTATGGGAGTCACATGACTATGCGGTGCTTGGTATCATAAATAAAATTGCTAGGATTATCTGCGGAAATTATAGTGCTGACCATTGGGATGATATAATTGGTTATGCAAGACTAGGCAAAGATTTACACGGGAGAGATGGCAAATCAAATGGAGAAAACAATAGTTACTGAAGGCTGGCTCATGCGAGAGTTTACTGCTCGTGCTAAAGCTTGCCAACTACAAGTAGATTGCCTTGGTTCAGGTAGACTTGACTCTGAGATTTGTATCATCAGTGAAGCTCCTGGTGAGCATGAAGCTAAGATGAACATGCCAATGGTAGGTGGTAGTGGGAAGCTATTATGGAATACGTTGCGTCCCTTTGATATAACAAGGAAGGATTGTTATGTTACTAATGTGGTTAAGAAGCAAGTATCATTATCTTCTAAAGTGGATGCTAAAAATCCTGTTAAAAAGACTGAGCTTGAACACTGGGAGGGCTTACTTGATTGGGAACTCGATCATCTACCTAACCTCAAGTACATCCTCGCACTGGGGAACTTTGCTTTACATGCCCTCACAGGTGACATTGGAATTATCAAATGGCGAGGTTCAGTCTTTGATTGTAAAGTTGGCAGAGACCAAAGAGTTGTAAAGGTTATCTGTACTAATAACCCTGGACATAT